GGTGAGCGAGTACAGGCGCAGGGCATCGCAGGCAATGACGTGATGTTGACTTGTGAATGGTCGGCGCGCTTCCTCGAGGCGGCTGATTCGGCAGGGCACGCGACACGCTGGCACTACCGGCGTGAAGTCTGCCGGCACCTAGACGTTGTCGGGGCGAACAAGGACGCCCAGGTCCGCGCCCGGTGCATCGAGCTGCACGGCGGCGACCGGAAGGCCGCGCAGGGTACAAAGAGAGAGCCGGGACCATTACACGGAGTTTCGGGACACTCGTGGCAGGCTTTGGGCCTCGCCCTTTTGGTCGCGGACATCTAGAATGAGGGCACCACTCGCGACCTTTCTTGCAGGTCAGGTCCGAGTGCGGAGGAAAGGTGGTTCCCCTATGCCCGAGAAGAAGTGTACATCCTGCCTGCGCAAGCTGCCCGCGAGCCTGTTTCACCGCATGCGACTGAAAAGCGGGGCGTGGGGCCTGCAGTACCAGTGCAAAGACTGTCAGCGCGCGCGAAAGGGCTCTCCAAAGCAACTGCCGTGGGTGACGCGTTTTTGGCGGTCTGTTGACCGCTCAGGCGATTGCTGGTTGTGGATGGGCGCACTTAACAGCGCTGGCTACGGGGTGCTCGGCAAAGAGCGGGCACACCGGCTGGCGTACCTAATCAGCACAGGCGTCGCGCCAGCCGACCAGTGCGTTCTTCACTCCTGCGACCAGCCGCGCTGTGTGCGGCCCAGTCACTTGAGCCTTGGAGACAGGGCTCGCAACTCGGCCGAGATGGTGCAACGGGGCCGCAGTCTGAAGGGCTCAAGACAGCCTAACTCGCGCCTTACTGAGGCTCAGGCATTGGCAATACTTGTGTCGCCACTGTCTAGCCGAGAGCTGGCCAAGGTGTTCCCGGTCAGTGCGCGAACTATTCGCAAGATTCGTCAAGGAACACGATGGGCTCACCTCGACGCACCTAGCGCTGCTCGTCGCTGACGTCTAGCGCCGCCGCGACCGGCAGGCGCGACACCATGATTGGTTGCGAATGACGTCTTCGCCGCTCGGCCCTTGCCCTGCCATGCGTCGCAGGCCGAACGCGTCGATAGGCTTCTCATCGTCGCACCGGGGACACCTCCGGTACGCAATGCCGTCGACGGTCTTGTGAGACTGAATCAGGGTTAATGTGCGCATCACCTCTCCCGGTTTCGCTGGTACTCGCCCACGTCGAGGATTCGCTCGAGCACGTAAATACGCGCCCGGTCGTCGCGCTGCTTGTCGGCAAGGTCCGCAATCGTCGGCGGCTTGCTTGCGGCGTTCTCGACTTCTCCGCGCAGCGCGCTGACCTGGGCCTCGCATAGCTCGCCGGCTCGTAGCTCAATGCGAGCATCTACAGCCCTTGCTATCGCCGTCTGGTCGTCGTGAACCATCCCGGCAACCCATCGGTCGGCCTGCGTGGTCAAAGCCGCGACACAGGCCAGCAGGGCCGTTGCCGTCGTCTTGTCGACCTTAGCGAGCAGCCCGACAGGCCCAGGCGCTCGATGCTGCCGGATAGCCTGCTCAGCGGCATCGGTCGCAATCGTCAGGGTGTCGTCGGGCATGGTCGGCCTGCTGGCCTGCGTCTTAGCGCGTCGCCGCTGCGACTGCGGCCTCGATGCCCGACTCGAGCAGCGCACGCACCAGGGCGAGAATCTGCCGGTCGCACTTGCACCCGGTCGCCTCCTCGGCGGCGTCCGCGACCATGCCGACGGCAGCGCCGGCCGCACCCTTGCCCGCGTCGAGCAAGGCGCGCTCGTCCTGCGACAGCTCGCGCGCGTCGTCGTCGTCCTCGACCGGGTCGGGCTGAATGTGCGGCGCCATCGTCCGCGCGAGCTCCTGCGGCATGCCCGAAGCCTTAAGCCTGCGCATACCCTCGGCCCGCGCAATCGCGAAACGGCGACGGCCGGCAAGGTGCGGCGCCTTGTCAGCGGCGAACTCGACGACCTCGGCAGCCGTGCGGGCGATGACCTTTCGCTCAGTCTTGGGGAGGCGCATCGGTCTTACTCTCCTTCTGTCCGTCGACGTAGGACTGCCCAAACAGGTACGAGCCGATGATAGCGGCGCTCGCCTGGTAGGCCTTCTCCGCGTCAATCTCGCCCGTGATGGCCTGGAACACGTAGGGCGCCAGCGCGCCGAGCAGGGCAAGCCAGAACTTGCGGCTGCGTAGCTTTTCCATCTAGTCACCTCCCGCCATAGCATCGCGCACGCGCTGCCGAATGGCGTCCAGGTCTACGAGCCCGCCAGGGCACTCCGTTGCGGCGCCTTCTAGCTCCCGGTGCCCGACGATGTCGTCAGGGCCCAGGCGCAGCGTCAGGCAAAACGCGACGAGCCAGCCGTGCAAGAGGTCAAGCGCAGCCTCGCTGGGCGGCTCGACGCTGTGATTGCCGACGAGGCACACGCCCATCGTATGCGAATTGTGCCCCTTGGCGTGCGCTCCGCGCTCCCAAGGTTCCCATCGGTCGTCAAGGTTATGCGCGCGGCCGATATGCATCTGCGGCCCGACCGGGCTGTCGGGCGCGTCAGTGAGTAACCAGTGATACCCGATGTCGCGCCAACCCTTCTCGACGTGCCAACGCTTGATATCCTCGACCGTCGTCGACCTAGGCGCGGCCGCATGGTGCAGCACGATTTTAGTTACGCGCGCCTCGGTCATTTGCCCGGCTCCGGCTCCGACTCTTGCGCCGCGTCGTCGTCGGCCTCGGCCTGTACTGCGTCGCCCAGGATGGCACCGCGCAGCTCGGCAGCACTGACGCCCGCTAGGCCCATCGCGACGATAATAATCGCGTATTGGACGAGCTTCTGCCCGGCGACCTCGCTGACCACGTCAGGCCATGACCGCGCCGATATTGGCGCAGGCCGCTCGACGGTCACAATTCGCCGCAGTTCGTCGAGCCTCGCGTCGACCTCGGCGCGCAGGTTGGCAACGCTTCGCGTCGTCGCGTCGACGTCAGCCCGCAGGCTGCGCGTCTCGGCTAGCGTCTCGCGTACAAGGCCGATGAGCTCGTCAGACATAGCGCTATGACAGCCACTCGCGGCAGATGACCAGCGCTGCTGCCTTTTGGTCGGCGGTCGGCTCCGGGCCGTCTGGATGGGGCGCAATGACCCAGCCCGCGTCAGGGTCGGACACGTGCACATCAACACCGTCGACGACGACCACGCCGCCCGACGCCGGGTCGATGTCCCAGCCCCCGCACCGTGCCATTGCTTCATCAAAAGTCATCACAGCCCCGAAATCTTGCCGCAGCGCCAGCCCTGGACTGTCTGCGTAAACTGGCCGGGCGTTGCGGTGTTATGCCAAGCGCAGAACCCCCAAGACGCGTTGCCCGGCGTCCACTTTGTGGCGGTCAGATTTCTAAAAGCGGTGGTAGCTGGCTGGAGCTCGTAGCCGATTGTCAGGCTGTCCAGCGGGGTAAACGTGTCTGGGTCGGGCCACGAGCCGGGCCAAGCGACCATGCGCCACCGGACCATCCCCCACTGACCCAAGATAATCTCCATCAAGATGTCAGAAGGTACGGTAATTGAGTTCTGGAGATAGGCAGTCGTGCCGTTGTTGATGTACTGAAAAGTACCGTTATACGTGCCGTACCAAATCTGCTCGTAGTCGGACGGGGTCAGATTCTCCGCGATAACGATGCCTGCGCCCTCAGGGCTTGCGGTCGTCCCGTTTAGCCTCGCCTGAAAGAAAAGGCGCTCAGAGTATTGGTCCCACGAGCCGCCGACGCTGGCCTGAATATCTGCCAACAGCATGGTCGCCGGGTACGTGTTGTTATACGGCAGACTTCTCCAGCCGTCCGTCGTCCGCATCACAAGCCCGGTGGACCCGTCAAGCTCAACGACATCGGTGCCCCCGTCGTTGTGCGACGACATCGAGACACCGTTAACCGTGCTCGGGTCTGTCGTCTTCCAGTCGGCCGTGGGGAGCGCCGCCGCGTCGGTGCAATCCCACGTCACAGTGAAAGTCGATGCAGCAGCAGCCGCCGGCTTGAGGTTGAGGAAGCCAGACACGCTAATTCGCAATCATGTGAATGTCGACGGTGCCCGATGCCGCTTTGAAGCGGAACGAGTAATCCTTCGCGTCGTTGACCACGAGCGCGAACGGGTTGCTGTCCGCTGCGACGTCGAGCTCAACGACGCTGCTGCTGCCGCCCTGCCCGCTGATGTTCATCTCGACCGTGTAGGCGGCGCCGGTCTCTTCCCAAAACACGACCTCGCTATCAGCGTGCATCACGTAGCTGTCGACGTAGCTAGTACCCAGGGACGCCGCCTCGTACGAGCCGGCAACGTTTACAGTGGCCATCCGTCAGCCCTCCAATGTGCGCGCAGTCTACAGCCGTCAAGGCGCTGCGGCATTAGTTAAGCGAGCGCAAACCCAATCGCACAAACTCGCCTTCGTCGACCGGAGTCGACGTAATGAAAAACAAGCGCTCGCTGATGTGCAGCTCGGCGTCCGTGACCTCGACCACGTCGCCCCGACGTAGGTGCGCGCCGATGTACTCCGGCACGACGTACTGGGCGAGCACGTGACGCGGTGTCAGCTCGGCGACATAGTTGCGCACGATGCGCGCCGCCGTGACCGGGTCGTATACGTAGGCGCTCGACGACTCCCAGGGCTGCGCCCCGTAAAGCGTGCGCGACTCTGAGCAGATGCGCGAAAAGGTGCCCTCGGCGAGCCGGTCGCCCGTGACGACCTCGCGCCGCGTCGGCTTGCGCCCGTTGGCGTCGAGCGCGTAGTCGAAGCGAAACTCGTTGCGGATAGCAGCGCGCGGTCCGTACTCCACGCGGCCGGAGCGCTCGGCGTTGTCGCCCTCGACGAGCTGCGCGACCGCGTCGCCTGCCTTCGCGCCCCACCGCCACAACACGAATTCGACGCCCTGCGGGCCGTCGTACAAGCTGACCGGCAAAATCGGAAACACGTGCGTTCGCAGCCAGGCGACGAGGTCGACCCGCTCATTAGGCGCCGCCATGATGTAGCCGGCGAGCTTGTACGCGTTGAGCGCTGGCGCAATGGCTTGCAGGCTGCCGCGATTGACCGGCACATCGGTCTGGTCGTATGCCCAGGCGATAACGTCGCCGGCGCCCTCGAGCAGCGCGCCCCGGTACTCGAGCCCGCCCTGCCCGTTAATGCGGGCGAAGTAAGAGCCGCTGACGGACACGCCGAGCGTCGATGCGCTGTCGATATCGACCGTTGCGACCGTGCGCCCGGTGCCGTCGTCGACGCTGGCGACGTTAAAGGCCTCCTCGCTGTCATCCTGCGTGTTGATGACCTCGACGGCAGCCTCGGCGACCTCGTGCCCGGCAATGAGCAGGCGCCGCGCGCTGCCGTTTGCCCGGCTGGCAAACGTGTGCGAGCTGTCGCTGCCCGTGTCGCTCGACGTGTCAGCGCCGAGCAGCGTGCCCGCCGTGTTTGCTGCGTTCGTTCCGCTCGACCAAAGGAATCTAAACGTGCCGCCCGATGCGCTGGCGATAGTCCAAAGGCCCGTGCCGGCCTCGATGGTCGCCGTGTATGTGTCGGTGCCTGCGCTGTCCATTTCGGCGACGACCTCGGCGGCGAGCTCGGCCGGGCTGTAACTGCCGACGCCCAGGGTCGCAGTGACCTCGCCGACGCCCTCGTTGAAGTCGATGTACCGATTCGACGTCGTTACCTTGAGCACGGTTTCGACGACGAGCGCAGGAGCGCCCCACGCGCCTGTCGCATTGTCGCCCGGCTTGCCGATAACCCACGGGTAGAACTGCTCGACGCTGCTGCCGTACATGCCCGACCACGTCGCCGGGGACACGCGCGCGTCAAGCGGAGGGAAACGCTGCGCATTCTCGCGTCGAGTGTCGAGCAGCGACAGCGAAACCGGCTCGTGCGCTGCGCCCCAAAGCGGGTCGAGCACTTGGCCGTCGAGCAGCAGCACACGCTTGCTCGTGCCCTCAAGCCACACGTAGAGCTTGCAAAATGCTGCGCCCAGGTCGTGCCCCTGGGAAATGCGCAGCGGCACGTCGGCAACGCCGTCGAAGTGAATGACGGCCGGCACGGTCAACGCTGGCGCGTCGGCATTGCGCACGGCGACCTCTAGCGGCACGTCCTCTACCTCGAGCGCCCCGCTGTATCGCGTTTCGCTGCCGTCGTCGTCAACGAATACCGCGTCGTCGGTGCCTAGGTGGTAGACGTAGCCGCCCCAGTCGAGGTCAAGCAGAAACCGACGCGCGCGGCCTCGATGGTCGGACGGCAGGAACACCGGTTAGACCTCCTCAAGACGCATGACGTTGAGCCGGTCAAGCGGCGTGTCGACCTCGTCGCCGAGCACGTTGTCGCGGTGCGGGTTTGTCGTGATGCGTACCAGGGCGAAAGCCTCGCGCCGCGTCAGTTGTTGCGTTGCCTGCCCCGACTCGACGTGGCGCAAGTACAACGCCGGCCTGCCCTCGAGCTCTTCGACGACGCCCTCGACGACCGAGAGCGTGTCGTGTGGCGTAGCTCCCGGCTCGCTGGCGCCTGGGACGATGTAGTTTGGCAACTCGCTGGTCTGGTCGAGGTATGCGCGCGAGGCATCGACAGCCGTCGACACCCACGCGACCTCGTAGACGCGCCGCACCTTGCCCAGCTTTGTGCGACGACGGCGACCGGAGCGCAGCGCCGTGTCGGTGTATTGCCGCTCTTTGCGCACGGCCCAGCCTCGGTCGTACTGATGACCAAAGGCGACGACCGGGCCGAGCACGAATTTGCCCCGAAACGCGCCGTCGGCGGTCGACTGCGCCGGCACCCGGATTCGGTATAGCTCGTAGGTGTCGGTCCGGTCATGCACGACCACGCCATAGTCGCGAGCCCATAGCGTCGCCGTGCCGCTTGCCGGCTCTGTACCGTCAAAGCCGTCGATGGTCAGCACCGGCTTGTGCGCCGTGCCGTTGGTCCACGTGCCTTCAGTGTTCGCTGTCAGCTTGCGGAGCTTGCTGCTGCCCAGGTCGACCGTGTCGCCGACGTGCGCGCCCCGAAAGATGTAGTTCTCGACGGTAAACGAGCCGGAGCCGGGATAAACCTTGCTACCGCTGCGCGCGTAGGTCAGGCCCGTGAAGCCTGCCGATGCGTCGCCCTCGCCGAGCTGCTGCCACGTCGCCCCGTCGTAGCCCTCGAGGTAGAACGTCTTGAAGTTCGCGCCGAGCGCGAAGCACGCAAGCGTGCGGCTCGTCATGTAGGACGTCGACCCGTGCGCCTCAAGGTTGAACACGAACTTGGCTTCAGTTTCGCCGGTCGCGCGCCAATTCGCTTCGGGCTGCGGCTCGTCGTACACGAGCAGGTTGTCGACCGGGTACTCGTAATCCGCTTCTACCTGCCACGTATCGCCGCGACACGCTGCACCACTGACGCCGCGCACCTTGAGCCCATCCGTTACCGACTCGAACTCGCCGCCGAGCTCTCGCTGCCTAAGGTCGTCGGGGTTGCTCCATGCTGCGCCGAGCGGGTCGTCGCTAATCGGTCCCCAGCGCAGCGCGCAATGGTTGTATCCGACAAACGACCACCTCGACGAGCCCGCAAAGGCGCCACGGTGCCCCCACTCGATAAGGTTGGTGTTGCCGGGGTTGGTGCCGCTGTCGTCCTGTAGCTGGGTCGTGCTGCCGATGCCCTCGGCCCACGCGCGCGTGTGCCCTGGCACCGCGTACCACGTCTTGACGTTGCCGTGCATGTCGACCGCGACCCGAATGCGCGTCTTCACTGTCAGGTCGACCGACTGCTCGATAGCGTTGATGGCTGCCCCGGCGACCGTGTCGTACAGCCGGTATCCGCCGGAGTCCATGCGCAGCTCGAGCTCGTACACAAACGACGCCGTCGCCCCGTTGGAGTCGGAGAATCGCGCCGCTAGCGATATCTGGTCGGTGAGGTTGTTTCCGGTCGCGGCGTCAATCTCGACCTCGACCTCGTAGACAGCCGCGCGCGGGCCGTCGCCGAGCGGGCCGTCGTTGCCGCCAGCGCTGGTAAACGCTCGCTCGTAGTAAAGCGTCTGACCGGCTGCCGTCGTGATGTCCCATTGCGCCGTGCTGATGGAGCCGGTGCCCGCGCCCGTCGCAGTCCAGCCCATCGAGGTTGGCGCCCCGATGACGAGGTAGGCGCCCGCGTCGATGCCGCGCGTCCGGTCCCAGCCGATGTATGAATCGAAGGCGTAGGTCTCGGCGTCAAACGTGCCGGTCGCCTCGTTGCCGCTGGGCATCGTGTGCCGGCTATGACCTCCTAGGTACAACGCCGCCGTCGAGTAGGGGTCGTGCGTGTCGCTCGTACTGGACCAGCGAGTAACAAGCACAACCTTGCCCTCAGTCTCGGCGACTCCCCACGTGTGCAGGTAGCCACCGGTCGAGTGCCCGCCCGTAGTCGTCGCCCATGCGCCGTGCATTTGCTGCCAGGTCGCGCCAGCGTCGTCGGAGAAGTAGACGGCGAGCTGCGGCACGCTCGAGCTTTGGTCCATGTACGCGAGCACGCGCGGACCGCTGACGAGCAGGGCGAAGCCGCGCGCCGTGATGGTGCCGCTTGAAATGCCAAGGCCGGCAGGGCTGACGAAAGCCAGCGTCGAGCCGTCGTAGGACGCCGACGACAGCCGGGCCACGTAGGTCTGCGACGTCGAGCCGTTGTCGTCGCACATGCCGAAAACGAACCCGCCACCGGGCAGCGCGACCACGTCAACCCGCGTCGCGTCGTAAGTCGTCGCCGCCCTGTAGTCAGCTTGCACGAGCTCAAAGCTGGCGCCGCCGTCGTAACTGACGTACTGCGCGAGGTTGGGGTTGGTGCCGCTGTCCTCGTAATGCACAAACAGCACGACATCGCCGCTGACGAGGTCGACGGCTGCGCTCATCTCGGCAATGTTGTCGGTCGGTAGCCGTGTCGCGAGCGCGTTGTATGCGCAGGCCGACCACGTCGCCCCGTCGTCGCTGCTCGTGTAGACGTCGACGTTATCGCCGCTCGGACTGCCCATGATAAGCACGACGACGTCATCGGCGCGTTGTACCAGGGCCGGCCCGTACTGCTCGTAGACGTTGCCGTCCGCGTCCTTGACGCGGTCGGGCGTAAAGTTCGCATCCGACCACGTGCCGGCGCTCGGCGAGTACGTGCCGAGCTTGAGCGCGCCGCTGCTTTTAATCTGAGTCAGCGCCGACAGGACGGCGCCACTGGCGAGCGTCAGTGGCTGCGGTCGCGGCCTGTAGTAGAGCGTCTGTGAAATCGTGTACCAGGGGACGTCGAGTCCGGTGATGAGGTTCGGCGAGTCCTGCCCCATGTACTCCGACGAGCTATCGCCCGCCGCGACGTCGCGCCACACATAGCCGGCACGGCCGGCCGACGTCATGCCGCCCTGCTGCGCGTAGAACTCAAGGTGTCCGTCTGCGCTTTGGTCGCCGGCAGCCTGCAACACGAGCCCGGCGTCGTTTGATGGGCTGGGCACTCCGGCGCGCGGGTTTGCTTGCGTGTACGCACTATCGGTCGCGCCTGCGCCCTTGTCGGCGAGCTTGTCGACGCTGAACTCAGCGACGGGCAGCACGAACCCCTGGTAACGGTCGATGTGTTTCTCAGCCATGAGGTGCGTACCCTCCGACAGCCGGCGCAAGACCGACCAGCCGCTGCGACAGCCTCGAGCCGGGGTCGTCCATTGCCTTCGACGTCAACGCGCCGGCAACCTTGTGGTCGACGACGAACACGCCGACCGACGACGCGGGCCGAGCCTGCCCTGCGTTTAGGTCGCCGAGGATATCCGACCCGACCGCCGCGACTGCCTGCCGATTAAGTACAAACTCGCCGGGCGACAGGCTGGCAGGCACCTCGGACGCGGGAGACGCGCCGCGCACCTCGCCGCCGCTGTGAAACTGCTGCGAAGCCTGCGCAAAGCCTGCCGCCGCTGCTGCCTTGCTCTGAATGCCGACCGCTGCCGCTGCCGCTGCTGCCAAGGCAAAGCCTTGCGGCGTGCCGCCGTAGGTCGCCAAGGTCGTGCCGAAGGCTCCGGCCGCTTGTAGCTCGCCGCGCAGGATGGCTAGCCCTAGCTCAATCTCAGCCCGGCGCCGCGCTTCCTTGACGTTTGCCAGGGCGACGGACTGCAAACCGTCGACAATGGATTCGGAAACAGACAGCGCCGTGCTGATGGCCGTCGAGGCGAGACTCGACGTAATGCTTTGCTCAGCGTCGGCCACCTCGATGCGCTTGCTAAGGGTGCGCTCGTACTCGTCGCGCTTGACCTGCTCGGCGACCTTGACAGCCTCGGTGCCTTCTTTTACGGCGTCAGTGTTGCGCTTTTCCGCCTGAATTTGATTGCTGCGCACCTGGAGCGCGGCCGTGCTCTGCCTGATGTCTGCCGTAACCGTATCGACCCATTGCCCGGCAACCTGTCGCGCCGTGTCGAGCGTGCCCGTGTACTCGGCCGTTGCCTGGTCGAGCTTGGCCTGCATGGTCTGCAACTCGCCGACAGCCTGCTCGGCCTCGGCAAACTGCCCGGTTACTGCAAGCCCGGCAATCTTGAGCCGCTGGAACGCGACGCCCGCCGTGTCGGCGACGAGCTCGAATCGTGCGGAAACCTCGGCGACACTGACGCCAATAGCCGCCAGCGCAGGGATGACGATGTCGACGGCGACGGACCGAACGCGCTGCTGAAACTCCTCAAGCGCGCCCGTGTTGCGGAACTCCTCGAGCATATCGGCGGTCGCGCCTGCGACTGCTTCAACACTTGCCGCCAGCGGCACAATGACGGTATCGCGCACGGCCCGGAACTCGTCGCCAAACGACCGGACACCATCCGACTCGCCCACAAGCTCGGCAACCGCGTCGCGCGTCAGCTCAAACGCCTTCTTGGCGGTCTCCATCGTGAGCGCGATACCGACAGCCGCGGCGCCTGCCTTGAGCAGCGCCTTTTGCAAGCCACCGGTGTCCTCGGCGGCGTCGGCGCTTGCCTTGCCCTGCTTCTTGATGGCGTCGGCGGTCTTCTTTGACTGCGCCGCTGCCCGCTTGCTTGCCGACTCTGCCTTGCGGATTTCGCGCGACAACTGCGAGGTCAGCGCGCGCGCTTCCTTCGCTCCGATGTCGGGAATCTTTGCAAGCTCGGCCCGGAATGCGGCGAGCTCAGCCTTTATTTCAATGCCGACGACCTCGTTAGCCATTACCGGCCCTCCGCGATGCGCTTGCCGACGTCCTCGGCGAGCTTCTTAACGCGCTTTTTGACCGGCTTTTTGACGAGCTCGTTGAGCAGCGCCTTGCCGTCGCTGGCGTTGGGATTGGGCTCGTAGATGAACGGCCCGCGCTGCCCTGGGCGGTCGCGGCCTGGGATGGCGCGATAGTTGGCTCGGAACGCTGCTGGCGTCGCCCAGTAGCCGTCATGCGTTGTCTGCACCTTGCGCAGCGAGAAGCGGCCGGGCCTGCGCACGTAGACCGGCACCGGCTTGCCGCCGCTGCGGCGCGGGTCGGTCGAGCCGACAGCAAAGCGCACCTCGCCGCTTACAAGGTCGATGCGCTCGATGACCTCCATATCGCCCGACTTGCCGGTGCGCCATTGCACGTCCTGATACCACTGGGCCTCGGCGTCGCGGGCGACCTCCTCGGCAATCTCGCGCATCTCGCGTACGGCTGCCGTCTCGGTCTTTGCAAGCAGGTTGTCGACAAACCGGTCGATATCGCGGGACAGCTCGACCGTGACGCTGCCGGAGGTAAAGACGCGACGTGCCATGCCTCAACCCTCCCGCTCTATCCGCTCAAGCGCTAGCAGCTCGGCCTGCTGCTCGCGTGTCAGTCTGTCGAACCACTCAAGGTCGCCGGCACCGTATCGGAGCGAATAGCGCAGGGCGACGCGACGTGCCCACCCTGCGCGCCTCAAAAACCCTCGGCGGCGTCAACCTCCTGCTTGCCTGGCATGAGCGCATCCGCCAGCCCGGCGAGCAACTCGTTCCCTGCGTTTGCCACGTCGACGGACGTCGCGCCCTGCTCGCGCATGTACGAGTAGACCCGTTCTCCGTACCGCAGGACGTCGTAACCCTCGCGCGCTAGGGTTGTGCCCGCTTTCGCGCCGACACCGCAGCAGGAGCCGACGACGGCCGCGAGAGCCCACAAGACGCGCACGTCGCCCGCGTCAGCGTCGGCGTACTTCGCCGCCGTGATGACAAGCGCCTCGCGAATGCCGAAGCTCGGCAGGCTCGTCACGTGTCGAGCGCCCAGGATTGCGACGGTCTCAGGAAAGTCAGCCATTAGGCGTAGCTAATCCCGCTGCCGTTGATTGGGTAGGCCGTCCCCGAAACGTTGAACTGTGCGGGCGCGCCCTCCTGAAACGCGACCTTGGCGACGCAGTAGTCGAGCGTGATGGTCGAGTCAGCGCCGGCACCGAAGTCGGTCTGTTCGCCGGTCCAGGTCAGCTTGACCGCCCACACGTCGGCGTTGGCGCCCAGCGTCGACACGCCGGAGGCAAACGCGCCGCTCTTGTTGAACGCGTCGATGATGGTCTTTTCGGTCGCGTCGGTGATGTCGGTCGCGATGGCGGAAAAGCTGAACGTAACCGGCTCGTCCTGCTCCTTGCGCAAACCAAAGATGGTGCCCCGGTCGTAGAGCGGGATGACCGTCTTGTTGTCCTGGGCGAAGCCGTCAATGCTCAGGTCGCCGGCCTCGTACTGCACGGTAAGGCTGATGGGCGTACCCGTCGCGTCCTCGATGGTAATGGTGCCGTCGGCCGGCATAAACGGTACAGAAATGAGCGCCACAGCGGCCTCCTATGCGTTGTCGATTAGATGCACGACGGAAAACACGACTTCGTGCGTCCGCCAGTTACCAGAAGAAGCCGACGCGCGCGACGAGCGCACCCAGGTCGGCGTATTGAAGTAAACAGGCCACGAGCCGGAACGGTCAACGAGCCGGCTGATAAGGTCGAGCTCGGCGTCGAGCCCGGCGTCGACGCTGGCTAGCTTTGCCTTAGCCTTGACCGGCGCCAAAAAGCGCACCGTCACCTCGGAGAGCACGTGCTGCCCGGCGACACGCTGCCGGCTGAGAGCGTCGACCGGCGTCGAGCTCGCGATACCTACCGCGAACGGCGTGCGCTGCGGCGCTGACGGCACGGCGTCGGGCACCACATCGGGCCCGAACAGGTCGGCCGGCACATCGACCACGACCCAGCCCGACAGGCCGGCAACGCGGTCGCTGATGTCGTCGCGAACCTCGGAAAAGCTACGCGCCACGTCGCGAGCCTCCCAGCCATAGCGACGCAATCGACGCCCGGCGGCGCTCGCCGTTGCTCTTGCCGTCGTCGTCCTCGTCGTAATCGAAGGTCACTTCCGACCACGCTTCGCGCGTGAGCCCTCGGTACTTCTCCTCTTCATACCGCCAAGTATTGTCCTGCGCGCCGGAGCCGGCGAAGTCGCCCGCGACAATGGCGAGCGTCGTGTACAGGTAGACCATGCGCAGCGCTGCGGGGTCCATCACGAGGTATGGACGACGGCCGCGAGCCTCAAGACGCGCCACAATCTCATAGTGCGCTTCATCGAGGTAGTCGTCGAAGTCCGTTATCCCCTGGTCGTCGAGGTCGGAATGCCGGGCGAGCAGGTCGACGTGACTGATAGGAATCGGCAGGCGCACGCGCACGCACGACGCATCCTGCCGCACAAGATGGTCGAAGCCGTCCGGCATCGTGAGCAGCCACTCGATGCGCCAGCCGGTGCCCAGCGACTCCGTCAGAAAGTCGGCCTCGCTCGTCGTGTAATAGGCGCGGCTGCCCGTGATGGTCACTGAGGCGTTGGTCACGACCGCGTTGCCTGCGACGTTGTACACGCTGACCACGCCCGACGACGGCGCGACGAGCGCACCGCCCGAGTACATGCCGAGCGAAAGCTCAGTCGGGCGCGTCTTCTCGATGTAGCCGGAGCCCGGCAGAATGCGGGCCTGGTATTCGACGCGCGCCATCACTCCGGCCTTTCTGCGATAAGCACGCGCAACTCCTGCTCGTGAATGACGAGCTTGTACCCGTTGGCGTACTTCGCCGTCAGCCTACGCGCAGGCGCCTTGCCTGCCTCGTAGAAACGCACCGGCCCCAGCGCGACGGGCTCATAGTCGCGGTCGCCCGCTGCCCGCCGCGCTGCGGCGTCCTCGATGCTTGCCGCCTTGGCCCGCAAACGAGCCTCGGCGTATGGCCGGAAGTCAGCCACTAGTCGAAGGTAATAGCGCTGTAGGAGGTCGCGGCGTTGGCGCCGTCGATGACCTGGGCGACCAAGTAGATGGTCGCGCCGGAAGCGCCGGCAACGTCGGTCACGTCAATCGTGACCTGCCCGGCGGCGTCGCTCTGGATAATCATCGCCGACTTGGTGCCGTTCGTGATGCCGGTTCCGGTCGTCACGTCCATCTCGAACTGCGTCGCCGGGTTTGGGTCGCCGAGGTCGTCGTCGTAAAGCCGGAAGTATCCGGTCCACTGGCGCGCGATATCGTTGCCGGCAGCGTCAACGAGCAACACATCGACCGCGATGACGTTCGCAGCCTCCGTGCCCACTTCGATTTGAAGCTCGAGCCCGATGAACTTTTGCGCGGCGCCGTCGCTGTCAAGCTGGACGTGCCCAGGACGAATACGGAAGGGTTTCACTCCGCTCATTGTCTCACCTCTCCATCGGGCGACTACATGCGGCCCGTGTTATGTGCCGGAGCGCTCGCCCCGTTTCACTTGCTTCTCGATTTGGTCGGCAGCCCGTCGAACTGCTCGCTCAACCATACGCTCGCGCGTAGTCTGGTCGTAGTTGGTGTCTTTGTGCAGCTTGTCGCGCAGGCTGCGCCGCACGTCGTCGAGCTTGTTATACGGCACGGCTAACCCTCCACCGATGGCAGCGCCGATGACCCGCCGACCGGCTGGACCGTTTCCATGCGTGCCGCAAGTACGCCGTCTAGCACGTCAATCTCGGCCTGTAGGCGCTGCGACTTGGTCTTGTTCGTGCTGCCGTTGGCCTCCATGCGCTCGAGCGTCTTGCGGCGCGCGTCGCGCATACGCTCGAGTACCCAGGTAGGCGCAGGGGCGACGACGCCCGACTCGACTTGATGCCGCAGGAACTCGACCCAGCGGGGCCGGTCGCACTTCGTCGCCGAGCTGCCCGCAAAGGCCTGCTCGTACCGAGAAAGCACGACCGCGCCGCCGACCGTGTCGACCGTGCGTAGGTAGCTCGCCGGCTCACCTGGCGCGACGTGCGTATCGGGCACGCTAGACACGGGGATGATGGTTCGCCCACGCTCTTCGCAGGCAACCCGCGCAAGGCGCAGGTTGACGGCTCCGCGCTCGCGGCCTCGCTGCACGCCCATGACGCCGGGCTGAAGCTTCAATTTGCCAAGCATGGGCAGCACCTCGCCGTCGAGGATTTGCCAGCGCTCGGGGTGCGAAAAGTAAAGGAATGCAGCCCGCTTTGGGATGCGAGGGGCCCGCGATGGGCCCATGTCGGTATCAACACCGGGGAGGAAAGCAGCGCCGCCGACAGCGCCCGAAGGTGCTGCTGATGGGGTGGCTACAGAGTCGAAGGCTGTCGACGGCAACTGCTTAGCTCCTATTCGTCACCGATTAGGCGTCGGTGATGATGCTGACGCCGGCAGCGTCAATCTGCTCACCCGCGCCGAGGTTAACGTGCATCAAGAACCCGGTCGTGGCGTCGGCCGCTTCGCGGTCCTTCTCCAGCAGGACGGGGCCGATGTTGACCTGCGGCAGGTCCGGGTCTGCGACGATGGGGCCCTGCGCCCAGGCGATGGCGCCGCGTCCGAAGATGCCGCCGGCACGGTCGGCGCCAGCGTTGGCGGTCGGCACGTCGAGCGTGGTGAACCAGTCGCAGCCGAGCAGCGAGCCCTTGTACCCAAGGCCCTTCATGGTCTCGAGCATGGCCTGCGAGCTCTGCGCGAACTGCACTGCGCCGCCGCTGTTAAGCGCTGCGTCCTTGACGATGTCGTGCCACTGGCGCGGGTGGATAACGGCGAGGTAGGGACCCTCGACGGCGGCAATCTCAAGCGCCGCGATGGCGTCGAGGACGTCCTCAATGCTGGCGTCGACGCCGCTGGTGCCGACGGTCGTCGAGAAGTTGTCGACGAGGTTGGCGACGAGGTCGCGCAGGGTCGCGGAGTAGGTCGCGACCGCGTCGAGCGCCATCATCTCAGCGTTGAGGATGCCGTGAGCATCGACCACGCGCGCCAGGTCCGACGCCTCGTAGCGCTTGCTGTAGCGCGAGACGGTCACGGTCGCGGAGGCGTCCGTCAGGGCCTGCGTCGACACGGTCGAAGCCTCGCCCGTGCTCACCATCTTGTCGAAGCCCATGAGCCCGACCTGCGGGGTCTTGAGGACCTGGGAGCCGCCACCGTTGATATCGGGCAACTGGAACAGCGCGGGATGGTTGGGCAGCGCGCTGCGGTCCGCGAGCGCGAGCAGGAACTCGCCCGTCAGGACTTCGCTGGTAATCTGGTCGGTCAGGTTGGAGTAGAGAATCTGGGTCACGGTCGGCGTCTCCTAAGACGTAGAAAGGAAGTAGTTGGTTGCCCTCTCTACGGCATTTAACGGGCGCCGAACCCGACACGGGCGCGGTTAGGATTACTACGCACGCGCAAACAGTCAACCCAGAAAGCTACGCACCGCGAAGCAATGCCTTGAGCGCTGCCGCGTTCTCTGCGCTCGGGTTGCTCGTGAACCGTGCGCGAGCCTCGCGAATGGCTGCGATGTTCACGTCAGGCGCTGCCGGTGCGCTGCCGTTCCGACGACGCGGCGACCCGTAGGCCCGCAGACGCTCGAGGTCGCCGGCAGGCTTGTCGGCCTGCTCGGCCGCAGGCGCTGCCGCTGCTTTGCTTGCACCTTGCAAGTAAGGCGCGAGACCCGGAGGCGGTGCCGGTGCGTCCTCGCCGCCGGCTTGAAACTGCGCGATGTAGTCGAGCAGCGAGCCGGGCCGGCTGTCTTCCGGCTGAGCTCCGTAGAGCGCGCGAGCAACGGCGACACCTTCCGGGTCGTTGAGACCGGCGCGCGACAGGCCAAGCGCTTCCTGTAGCTCCGCGACCTTGCCCTTATGGCTAGCTTTGAGGTCGGCAATGGTCGCCGCCAGCGTGTCGGCCGTTGCGCCTCGCTCGCTGGCTGCCTGCAACTGCGCCTCAAGGTCAGCGATACGGGTTTCGGCTTCGTTGCGCCTTGCAACTACTTCCTGAAACCGCGCATAAGGCACGGTCCGGCCGGGCTGCTCCTGCTCTTGCTCTTCGCTCATTTAGTCCCCTATGCCGACAGCGCGCGGCGTGCCGTTGCGATTTCTTGCAGCTTGCGCTCGGCGTCCTCCTGCGTGGTGCCGGGGTGCAAGCGCATGTAAGCCTCAACCGGGTGCAGGAAGCCGGCAGCGACGAGCTCAAGCACGTGCTCACGCTCCGCCTGCTCTTCGACGGGCGACGGCGGCAAGCCCCGGTAATTGATGCGGTAGCCGGTCTCCGGGTAGTCCGTGCCCGTGAGCGCGTTGAGCATGGCGGCGCATACGCGCAGCAGCTCAAGGTCAGCGCGTCGGAACATCGGCTCGTAGAGGCGTTGCGCTTCCCGCTGGCTGTCGCGCTGCACGGCGAGCGAGTACCCCGAGCGCACGTCGGCCTCCTGCCTGGCGACGTCGGGAGGCTGTAGACCGGCAAGCAGCAGGATGCGCCGCTCGTACATGCTGACCGACCGCAGCACGGCCTCAGGGTCGCCCGCCGACGACCACTGACCAACCATCGGCTGCCCGGTTTCCTCTTGCTGGTGGAACGTCAGCACGACGGCAGGGTCGACGAGCATCGTGCGGCGCGCGTTTTGACCGTCGCCCCGGTGGTAGACCTCAGGACCCTCCGGCGTCAGGTTGACCGTGTACCGCTGCGGCCATGACGCATTGCGAACCATGTGTTGATAAAAGGTCAAAAGGACGCCGATGTTAAGACTGCCCTCGACAATTTCCGACAGCGTGCGCCAGTCCCACAGATAGCCCGTCTCGCTGGCGTGGTACACGACGTAGTTGAGAAACGGCACGCCGTCGCCGTCGACGAACGGGTAGGCATCGCCCTCGAGCTTGGAGTGTCCTAGCACCTCCTCAGACACGTCGCGCCCTTGGCTGTCGGCCTCGACTGCGTAGTAGCAGGGAGGCACGCCCGTCTCGGCGTCGCCCAGGTCGGTGACGATGCGGACCCAGCGGTTAGGCTGCCACTCGACGAGCTCGCTGATGGCTTCCGGCACGTTGGGCGTGCTCGAGGAACACCGGGCCTCAACCATGTCGGGGAACACCGGCTTGAGCACTAGCCGGCCGTCGATGACGTCGACCCGCATCAGCATCTCACGCAGGGCGAGCGCGTCGCGCTGTACTCGCTGCATGAGCGACCACGTGCCCGCGTCCGTCATGGCCTCAAGTAACCCGGCGCTACCCTCGGCGCCCATAACGTCGGGCTCGCGCGTGTAGAGCTGCGCGGCCTGCTGCCAGACCTGCAAAAACGGGTTAGCGGTAAGGTCGGGCTCGCCCCATGCGTCGCCCCGCTCGCCTCCCAAGCTGCGGTAGATGCGCTCGACGATGTCCTGTCGATGCTCGCTGTAGAGCAGCCGGCGCCGGAGTCGGGTGTGCTGCACGCGCTTGCGCTCGGCAGGGTCTAGGGGAGCGGGAGCTAGGTTCACGGCGGCACCTTATAGCGAAAGTCAAGCGCTTGCATGTGCGAACTATCCGACGCGCAGCATAGGGCCCTTGGTGGACCCGTAAGGGAAAATCCAGGGCTTGAGCGCGTAGCGTATAGCGTCGATGCGGTCTTTGGCCGGGTGTTTCGGGTCAAAATCCCACGTCTGCAAGGCGTCGATGATGCCGGAGCATCGAGGGTGAACCACGAGGTTCTCGTGGACCATTGCAACGTGCAAGTACCTGCAACCCGTTGACACCGTGCCCGCCGACTGCGTGCCGTCCTTTGCCTTGAGGATGC